CCTAATTTTTTTATTTCTGATGCCATGTCATAAAACGGCATAAGGTTTTTTAAACTATCAATATCTATTTTGCTAGTTTCTGCTGTTTTAAATTGGTCATTTTTTTTATTATTCCATTCGCCAGTTTTTAAAAACTTTTGTAATTTATACAATGGTTCATTTTCTGCCTTAACAGTTTCCTCTGCCATAACTCTTTTACGAGTTTCTCTTGTTTCTCTGTTTTGTAATCTTTCTATTGATTTACCTTTTCTACTAAGCCATTTGAGTTGACCCATACTTGCTTTAGTTAATGAATCTATAGCAGCATCCTGTGTCTCTTGTATAGCTTTTGTATATTCGTTCCATGTAGCATCATCCATACCGCTTTGTTCTTGTGTTTCAAACATAGGCTTCATTGCGTATATTTGTTGCGATTGCAATATTGCATCTTCACTAGCTATCATGCGATCCATTACAGCCCTAACTTCATCAGTTAAAACAGGCAAATCTACACCATTTTCTTTTTTATACGTTTCATTTAATTCGCCAACAATAGATCTATAAACTTTGCGTACATAATCTCCAAATTTCATAAATATTTCTTGCAACTTAACACTTGGTGCTGCTTTTTTTTCTGTTAAATAAATTTCGTAATTATATGCAAATGCTTCATGGTATTTTCTTTTTTCTTTTAATGACAATTTGCTCCATGCATCTGCACTTTTTACACCCCAGAAATCTAATAACGCATTAAAATCATTTTGTATGTCTGGTGTTGCTTGTCCTTTTAACACTAAATCTTCCATAACAGTTAACATAAAATGTGCTGTTTCATGGAAAAACGTAGATATATCAGCTTCTTTATTTAAAAAAGCAGTTAATGTTTTAGGATCAAAACCACCTCTTGCATCATCAAAACCACTAGGTACTTGTTGTTGAGAAAATTCACTACTTAGTTTTTCTAAATATGCTCTCGTTCTTCTTAATTTAGTTTTTTCAATAATTCTTTCTCTTGCAGCAGCAGCTTCTTCTGGTGTTACTGCCGGTGTTGAAAATAAATCTTTAGCTTTATCTCTTAATTGTTTATCAACTTCATTTGGACTTTTATCTCCATACTCTCCCATGTATGGTTCACCTAATTCAACAACACGATCTATAACATTTTTATTTATTTGATCTTGTGTTGGAGCAAAATCCGGGACATTTGGATTTTCATCTATTTCTACTGAAATAGACTCTCTAGCTTTTCTATTGTTGAGTCTGAAATCTCTTCGTCCGTCTGGGAATTCATCATCGACACTAAGTCGAGCAGGGTCGAGTCTGATTGCAATTGAGGTATCACCATAGCCAAGATCTGCTGTATCTCTGGTGGTAAAGAAGGGATCACTTGCTGTAGTGTATTTAAGTCGATTGGACTCTCTGATTGCGTCTGCTGATTGTTTGTCGGTGTGGTGGTAGACGGTAACTGTTCCGTCTTCGTTGAGGGGGAGTCCAGTTCCTTCATCAATTCTGGACTCAGGTTCGATTCGTCCTTGTCTATAACTTTCATTATCCTGTTGTATTCCATCTGGTCTTCTTTCTCCTGATTCATCAACTCTTGCTCTGTCAATGCTCTGGTTTTGAATTTCAAGGTCTACCTCCTGTAATGTGGATTGTATGTCAATTTCTGATACACCAAATTTTTTTGCTAAACCTACGGCAGCATTAGCATAATCTGGTGCTTCGTCATCTACATAACCTTTAGTATCTTCTGCTTCTACTAGTTTAGCACTATCGTACAATCTTTTTTCGGGATACCATAGCAATGCTTGCAAGTCAGCCATTGTAAGATCTGGATTATTTTGTTGCAATACATCTAATGCTTGATTAAATACTTTTCTTATAAATCTTCTTTCTGGCGCACCACTTGGTGCTTCTTTTTGTCCATCAAGAAATTTTGTATAGCTAACACCATTTTTTCTTATTTCATGTCCTATACCTATTCTTTCAGATCCTTTTCTTGGTTTACCTAATATGTCGTTTATTACCTGTTCTACTTCTGGCTGATTTTTTATAGTTGCAATTTCATTCATTATTTTTCTATTTGGCTTATCAGTACTTGCATTGTCTATAGCAACAGCAACTTCATCTAAATTTGTCATTCTAATTTTGACACCAATAAGATCTTGTAATTTTTTCTTTTGCTTAGAACTTAATGCTTTTAACAATGGTTTTAACTGATCACGTTTCATATTTGCTTGTTTACGTTGATCTAAAACTAATGTTCCTGTTAAACGACCCCATGAACGTATTAGCCATCTATCCATAGTTAATTGTTCAAAAAATCCATAAAGATTTGCAAAAAATCCATTACCAATTTTTGGCCCCATTACCGCAGCACCATAAACAATTTCAGATAAATTTTCTCCTGATACTCCACTATTTGTATATGCTTTAACTTCTTTAACTGTGTGTTGAGTTTTCATAAACTCTTCTAAACTTGTAAATTCTTTCTCTCTAATCAATCTATTAAATAATTTAAAATTGTTATTAATAGCATCACTTGCTTTTCCTATACCTATATCTGTAGGAAATTTACCAGTTTCTTTGTAGTGTCTATATGCAATTTCTGCAAGTTCAAAGTTTTTATCTACTTTTATCATGTTAGAAGTATTTGCTAATGACCAAGTAAAAGCAAAATTAGCAACTGGATCTGTTGCTAGTTCTGGATGTATAAGTGATAATATTCTTTTTGCTTTAGTTACTTTCTCGTTATACCAACCAACAGCATTGCTATTTTCTATTAATGCAAAATTTGCATCATCTATAACTGATTGCACTAAATATTTTTCTGTTTCTATTGAGCCATCATTAACATCTATACCTGCTTCTTTTGCAGCTTGTTTTACTCTTTCTTGTAATTCTATTTTAAATTGTCTATTAGTAGGAAATGGTTTGCTTTTAGCAAAATCAAAACTATTTTCTAATTTATTAACTTGACTTACTGAATCTGGTATAGGTTTGCCTTGTTCTTGTGGTTTTGCTTTCTGTGTAAATATTTCACGTTCACTTTCTAATTCTTCAATCTGATTATTTAGTTCATCAGTTTTTGTTTCCCAATCTAAATAATTTTGATATGCAGCAGTAGGATTACCTGACTCATCAAACCTTGCATTTTCTGGTGGCAATGGTGGTTGCGTGCCTAAATCTTTTAATTGTTGCTTGTAATTATTTATTTCTTTATTTACATCATTTATATTTTGCTGTGCAAGAACTTGTGTTTGTTCTGGCCCTACTACTTTATATGGATATTTTTCTACAAATTCATCAGGTGTTATTCCTAGCCTATCTGATTGTGTTATTACATAACTTTGATAAAAAGTAGCTGCGTTAGTCGCGTCTTTAGGTCTAAATTTACCTGTATCTAATAACATTTTTTCAAAATTAGTTTTTATTTTGCCAACACTTTCTGTAAATTTATTATTTTTGTTTTCTTGTTTGTCTGTTATTTGTCTTGCTTCTTCGTATAGTTTTTGACGGTTAGCTTCAAAATATGTGCTTTCTGCTTTACTAAAATCATCTTTATCCCAACGTATATGTTGTTTTAAAAATCCATCAAATTCTGTACCTGCAAGTTTTGCTGCGTATTCACCTGTAGGTATAACAATATCCTGTCCAACTAATGCACCTGATTTATTTAATTCTTTTATTTGATTTGCAATATTAGGTGACACTTGTTCTATGTCTTGCATAGTAATGCCTTGTTGTTTCATTACTTCAACAACAGCTTGTGCGTCTACATATGCATTTGGCTTACCTTTATCGTTGCCTAACTCTTGTGTTAAATTTTGATATTCTGTAGCACTTCTTTTTTTTAAAACACTTGTTGAAGAATTAGTTGATAACTCATTTAAAAATACTTCATTTTCTTTTGCTTTTCGTACTTTTTGTATATCACCTATAAACACAGGGCCACTACCTGCTAAACCAACTAAAGCCATACCTTGCATACTTCTTATAAAAGTAGTTGTTAATCTATCTGCTATTTCTGCCCGACCAGTTTCAGTTGCAATTTTTAATTCTAAATCTGTATCGCTTAATGCTACTGCCAAATCACGACCTAAAATATTTGTGCCTTCTTGTGCTACTTCAGTTAATGATTCTGCCAACATATTATTTAAAAAATAATTTTTAGCAAAATTAGTTAATGAAGTTTTGACAGTAGGCTTTGCTAATTTTTTTGTTAATTGTTTAGTTGTTTCTTTTACTAATGCTTTTCTTATAGGAGCAGTTACTGTACTTAAACCTACAAATTCAAGACCTGCATTGACTAAACCAACACCTGTAGCAATATTTTTAGAAGTTTGACTATCTAATCCTTCTTCTAATAAATCAAGATACATTGAACCGCCTTCTATGGCATAACTATCAAATGCCATTGATCCTAAAAATCCAACAATAAAACCACCTTTAGCTGTAAATATAGAACCCGGCCCTGTAACAGCACCTGCTACACCACTAGCAGCACCTGTGTATAGCCCAATTTCTAATGCGTCAGGTAATGTTTTTGAATATTGTCCAATTATAGAAAATCCTTCTTCAAATATTCCAGTACCATCTTTTTCTATTTCTTCTAATCTTTTATTAATATCTGCTAATTCAAAATCTAAATTTTCGTCTGTATTACCATATAACTTCATCGTACCTATTTTTCCTCTTCTTACATTTAACCTTCCTTTTTCCCAACCTTGTGCTACATTTTCTGGAATACTTTTAAAGTCATCAAATAATTTTTCTAGCCCTTGCAGATCACTTATGTTGTCATAGGCAATAGCTGCAAACGTAGGGTCAGTTAATTTTCTATGTAATATAGGACTATATTTTGCAAGTTCTAAACTTTGCAAACGATCTGCTTTATTTTTTTCTCGCATTAATTTTATTGCTTCATCGCTATCTAAAGCAAAACTTTTATCAAGACCTATTTCTTCTGCAAGTCTTAAACCTTCTCCTACCATCTCAGGGTCTTTTTTCATTACAGCTTGCAAATTAGCTTTTACTAAATTGTTTGTAGTTTGTTCTCTTCGTCTAGTTATTTCATCATATGGGTTGTAGCTAGGTGCGTAACTAGAACCAATGTTTTGACTAGGAGCTAGTTCTAATATGTCTTTTTCTTCTTTTTCGTTTTCTGCAAATTGATCGTAAATATTAGTCATGTAATTAACCTGCCATTAATCCGTATGTTGTTCCTTTTATTTCACCTATTTTTTCTGTAGTTTCTACTATAGAATCAGTTTTTGGCATCCCTGCTGCTACCCAATACTCTGCAATTCTTTGTTGTGTTACAGGTAAACCTGATTTTATAATTGACTCTATAATAAATTGTTCTTGTTTTTCTGGTATATCTTTCATAAAAATACGTTTACCGCCTACTTTGACATATACTTTTTTCTGATCTTTAAGGTCAACTGCAACTATTGGTACTGGTCTAAATCTACCTTTACCTGCAAGAAATACTTTATCTGCTAAAATTTGTTGCAATAATGCTTCTTTTTGTTCAAAATTAGGTTTTACACCATTTTCTTTTTCAAATCTAAATATTTCTTTTTTTAAAGCAAATTTTATATCTAAATAATCATCTCCTTCTTTACCTTTATTTTTTAACAAATCTACCTTAGTTTCAAATTTATAATTTGCTAAATTTTTGTCAAACATTTCTGTGTCCACAGATACGCTGCCACTAAGAGAACTGCCACTACTACTGCTAGTTTTTACACCTGCAACTTCTAACGCATATTCTTTGTATGTAGATTCTGTCATTAAATATCTTAAAGATTCTAAACTTTGATAATTGTCTGCATTTTCGTCAGTTATATTAATTATTCCTTTTTCTATATCAATTAAAGTATCTATATCATCTGTTTTAGCAAAACCTTTTTTAAGATTTTCTTTGTCTTCTACTTTAAGTTGTTCCCAAATTTCTGGTTTTATATTTTTCCAACCACCGGGTTCTGCATATGCCAATTCTTCCGCAGGGCCTAATATTTCTGTTTTATAATTTTCTTCTGCAAATTCTGTAAGTTCGGTATGTTTAGCTTTTAAATTAGCTTCTACATATTCCAACACGCTTGGATTTTTTACATTTTCTCTAGCAAATACAAGAGCATCTTCTAAATTAAATACACCATCTTCACCAACACGAATTGATGGTTGTTGTGTGTTTTTATATGTGTAATCTATTTTTGATACAACAGTATCTAAATCCTTAGAATATAAATCTAGTTCATAACCTTCGCCATATTTTTTACCTAACTCTTCCTTACTTAAATTTACAACTTTTTCTATAATTTTTGTATTTACTTCTACTCCATAACCTTCTGGATCATTTTTTAATTTTTCTGTATCTATAACAAATCCTTCTTCTAATAATAATTTTTTTGCTTTACTAAATATGCTGTCTGCTTTTTTTACGCCAAGTTCTTTTGTTAAAAACAAATGTGTTGTGCGATGTTCTGGCGGTAATGATACAGTTGCACCTTCTTTATAATATTTAGATTCTTTTTGTAATTTTTCTAAATTAAGTATATTAATTTCTTTTGTATTACCTTCAACGTACTGTAAACCATTACTTTGAGTAGCATTATTGCTACCTTCTAATGAGGTTATTACTTGTGCAGAACTAGTAAAATTACCGTCATTAGAATTAATATTTTTTCCACTTATTATATTTTCTGCAATGTTTTCTCCATTTTCTTTATTTAAACCAGTTTTTATTGTTTTCATATGTTTGTTTATTTGTCCTTCTGCAATAGTTCCATTATTTTTATGAAATTCTAAATACTCAGCAGCTTTACGATATTCATTGTTAATTAATAGTTTTGTTATAGATGCATCATGTACTTGGTTTAAATATCCATTTCTAATATTTATATATGTTTCGCTGTCTTCTGTACTGCCTTGCGAATCACCTGCAAATGCAATGCCTTTTGATTCTGCATAATTTTTTATTTTTACATCTAATGCAAGTAAATTTTTAACATATTCACTATTTTCACCCATATTAAAATCATCAACTGACAGCCCAGTTTCTGTAACTGAATTTTTAATATCAGCAATAGCTTCGTTGTTAGCGTGTTTAGATCCTTCAGCTATCGAATGTTTACTCATTCGGTTTGTTGAAGATAATATTGTTGCTGCTGACTTTTCGTTAAATATTGCTAATTGATTTTTATTTTCTGTTCTTTCTGCTATTTCTTCTTTTAACGTATTAAGGTCTTTTACTTTTTGATCATACGCAGTAATAGGTGTAGTGCCATCGTCTTCATAACCAACTACTTTTACAGCATTACCAAGTTCTAATGAAAGGTAATTATTTTCAATTTCTAATGCTTTTGTTTGATATTCAGTATGTAATTCTTTAGAATGTGCGTCATCTCTTTCATCTTGTAAACCTTTTGCTATTTGTGCAAATTGATTAAATGCTTTACTAGATCTTTGTATATCATCAGTAACTGTATCGTCCATTGGACGTACTTCCGTAGCACTTAATTGAGGTGCAGATCCAACTCTAATTTGTTCTGTAGGTGTTGTTTGAAAAGGTACTGTAGCCATAATTAACCTTCAAAATATTTGTTTTTAATTACATCACCAATACCAGTTAATAACGTACTACTCATGTTTAAAAATGGACTAACTGTTGATGCGTTAGCTAATGCCCCGGCTTGTGAAACACCAAGCATTGTTCCTCTAATATCCATATTTACTTTACGCATTCTTGCTTCATTCATTGCTTGTACTTTATTAGTATTCATTGTAATTTTGTCTATTTCTTTCATTATTTCGTCACTAGCAAAAAGATTAGCTGTACTGCCATAACCTAAACTACCACCTCTTGCAGCAGCACTTGCTGTAGCTCTTCCTCTACGTTGACCTGCTTGCATAGTTTTAATCATTATCTGTCTGTTATATGCTCTACCTACCTGTTGTGCTTGCCTTTCTAACATACGGCTATTTATTTTAGCCATATCTTTTTTATGCTCATAGCCAAGAGCCATTGATTTATATTTGTATTTTTCTGTTTCCGCAGCAAAATAAGAACCGATCATTCCTTGAACAGTTCCTGTTATAGATGCAATACCGCCTACTTTATCCCAATTTGTTGCCATAACCTCAACAACTACTTATTTTTCTAATATACATACACTATATCGCCTTACGGTTACACTATCCACCTATAGCTACTTCTAGTGTTAATCCAACAATTGTTAATGGTAATGGATCAGATTGACGTACAAATAATTGTCCATTATCTTGCCATGTAGGTGTAAGCATAATTTTTATATCTTCTGTTTTTAAATTAGGTGGTGAGCCATATGGTTCTGTTGTACGTTGTTTTGCTTCTACTAGCTTATCTGCACTTGGCCCTGCAAAAATACCAGAACTTTCTAATACTCTTACCCATACATGGTTTAAATTTTTAACACGACCTTGACCAAATGCTTCTGCTTGCAAAGCTAATGGTAATGATTGCAGATCGCTTTCATAAGGTAAACCAACATGAACAATACTAGACGCACGATCTAACGTAATAGAACCGCTCGATACAACTTTCTGTGGATGTACAGCACCATCAGCTAATATGCTAACTGTTTTGCCCTCTAGCCATGTAATACCTGATATAACATTTCTTGCTACTTCATATGTAGTAATTGCTGTATTGCGTAAATTAACAGGTAAATCCCGATCAAGTTTTACTGTAGCTACTGTTTGACTTGTAGTAGATACAATATTGCAACGATAATAATTTGTGCCGTCTACTAATACAATTGCGTCACCTACATCATCAAGATTAGGTGGTGCATTAAATAAATTATAATTAGCAGTTATAGTAACGCTTTCTCCTTTTGTATAGTTTGTACCGCCAGATATAGTTACGTTACGTCCTGTGTTTGTATTTGTGCCATTATATGTTGCACCTGCGTCTACAAAAAAACTATCACGTTGAGTGGCGTACAATCTTGTACCCATACGTTCTATATATTTTTTTGATGCACCATTTATAGTTCTTTTTATAACACAATAAACAACATCATCATCACCTTCAGAAACAGTAGCAACGCTTTCAAACGTGCCATCTGTATCGTGTTGATGCCATGCACCTACTTGTTGTTCCGGTACATATGTAAAACCTATTAATTTACCACTACTACTTGTCATCCATACAATAGGCAATGGTGCTTTAGCTAATGCCATATCTGCTATTCTAAAATTATCAAACAAATGTGGCGCACGAAGAGATAAATCACCTGTTATAAATCCATTTGCTTGCCAGTTATATCCAAGTTCTCTTACATGACCACCACGAGCAGCAGCATAAACCATACTGTTGTTTACAATTACTGGTTGTGCATTGTTTGCACCAACATAAGATTGTGGTTTTACCGATATAGAACTAGGTGTTATAGCGTCACTATTAACAGATGCTATACGCCACTCTGCTGACCCTGTAAGCAATAGTAATTGTGTTAATGGAACAATGTGTCGTATTGTGTTTGCTTCACGAGCAGCAACTCTAAATTTAATACGGTCATCATCTCGTATAGGTATACCAAAAGACATATTACTTTCAGTACCTGATTTGGTCATGTAAATAGTTTGCGGATCATTATTTGTACCTGCAAAAACTCTTCGTTGTTCAAAATAAGATACAGCACCCGGAAAATTATTAGAACTTGGAAATGGATTGTCATAAACAGGAGGTGTCCTAGAAAAATCTGGTGCTATGTTTGCATCTACAATTGTTGTGCTAGTTGTTTCTCCTAAAAATCCATATACACCTGCTTGTTCTTTATATACTCTATATCTTGCAGCACCACTAACAGCATTCCACGAAATAGTGTTTTTAGCTCCAGTTACAAAAATATTATTACTAACTGAACTAGAACTAGATTGTGCGCTTTCATCTATTAAGTTACTACCAATTGCTGTTACTACATATTCATGATCTTCATATGTATCTGTATTTGTACTAGATGATGAAGGAATATAGGCACTTACAGATACACCAGTTGGTGACGCAATAGGACTTCCAAAATTTATTGTTTTAAGTTCCCATTGTGTTGCACCAAGTCTTCTTAATTCTTTAGGTGCGTGACTAGGATGCACAATTGTCATAACGTCAGCAGATTGCACATAATGTATATCAAATAATTCTGCTTCTAAATACGGTGATGGTATTTCATATGTCATATCAGCAGGTAATGCATACCAATAACCTGTACTAGGCGGTGCTTGGTTTTGATGTTCAGTTTTAGCATAATAATTAACACCGTTATATAAAGCTATATCTCCAGTTACATAATTAGTAGCACTATTCCATGCTGTTCCGTTGCTGTAATTTAATGTTGCACCTTGTGTATGAAATCTAAAATACTGATCACCCATTTCTATGACCATTGTTTGCACAGTAGAAAAAGTAAAAGACATTAATCTTACTGCTTTTGTGCTATCTTTTACTTCTTTTACAAATGCAAATCCCGGTCTGTTTTCGGCAGGGCCTTGTGGTTTAGCAATAAAATTACGCATTGTTGCTGCACCTTGTTGATATTTACTGTCATCAATACGTCCAAACATTTCTGGTGATATTTCACCTCCAGAAAACGCTTGTTTAAAATTGCGTGTTACAGGCATTAATTACCTCCCAGATGTCCAAGGAACTATATGTTCTACCGTTATATCTCTGTGTAAATTATCTGATTGTTTTGCTTGCGTTAAGTATCCTTGCATCATTTGTGTACTACGTTTTGCTTCTGCCATGCCCTGATCACCTTTTATTATTGGCCCTGCAAGCATTGATGCTAAATGCCATGACAATGTAGTTACAAATAAAGGAGAAAATAATGATGGGTCAGTTACATACGCTTGATATCGCAACATTGCATTTTCTTGATTTGTATAAATATATGATCCTTCTACTGCAAATTGTTGTGGTGAATATTGCCCTGCCACAATAGTCGGTGCATAGTTAGATGTAATTCCTCCGGGAGTGTCACCTGCTGACATTCTTGTAGCGTAATCGTTTTGTGCCGAAGGAGATATAACTGCAACAGGATTCATCATATCCGCAGGTGCTACATATGCATAATCCCATTGATCAAGTGTATTTGTAGTTAATGCTAAATTTCCACGTTTTGCTGCAAAATTCCATGTATGCATTTCTAGCAGATTGTTTCTTGCTATTGGATAAAACCGTGCAGCTTTTTCTGCTTGTGCTGATCCTTCTGGTGGATTAAGCGAAGCTATTGTTGCATCATCACCCAAGTGAGCTAGGGCAAGGTTGCAAATATCTACTTCAGTTGCCATAACATCTCCTAAAAAAAGAGGAGGTTAGCAGTATTACTACTAGCCCCCAGTAAGTAAATAAGATAACCAATGCCTACTTATTTGCTTCTACAAGTTGACTAATAAGAGTTTCTTTAGTTTGTCTTCTATCTAGTTCAATACCGATAGTACGACCAAACACTTCGAGTTCTGCTTTAGTCATTGATTGATAATCAACTGATTGAGTAGT